GGCAATATCCATATACCATGCGCGGCTTCTGTCCCAGTCGAAGAAGTCGACTGCTTCGTCAAACTGAGCCTGAGAAACAGCAAATGTGGTTTTAAGGTCGCCACCGAATCCTACAGAAGAAAGGAACCAGTCCCATTTGCACCGGGTAGGAAGATGATACTTGAATCCGGTGTAATCGAACTCCCTTTCTTTTACCATGAACTTCTGTGTGTCAGAGTTTTTAAGTACGTAATCAAGAAATTCATCTTTCCTGGATTCCATCAGAAGCGACTTGTGCATTTCCCTTGCAAGTGCAAAATCATCTTCCGTATACTTCACATCATCAACGGTAAGCTGGTAATAATTAACTCTGTCAGGCTCAGTTATGATTGCATCCACAAGTGAGCCGAAAGCGAATATCTTCTCTTTATCCCCGAACTGAAGCCGGGGATAAAGGAGATTCTTAAGTTCCGTAAGGTCCGAATTACTTACCTCGTTACGGTTGTAGTAGCTGTCAGGATTCATTTTGCCTTAATTTCGTCAATGTACTTCAAGTTGTCGGACTTGATATAGTCAGGATTCTGGCGGTTGGCTGATTTTTCCGCGTATGAAATCTGCTTCTTGAATACTTTTTCAAGTTCCTCCTGTGACAGATACTTTCCTTCACCAACCCACCAGTAGTTGAACAGATCAGCGTAACCCTTTGGATTCAACACCTTCACAAGCTTTTTAACCTTTACCTTGTTAGCCGGTGATGATACGCTTACTGCAGATACGGAAAACAGACTCTCCACATTGCTCTGCTTGCTTTTAAGCTCTTCTTCCTGTCTCTTCCTTTCTTCTTCGGCCTTTCTTTCAGCTTCTTTTCTTTCCCGCTCCTGCTGCTCCTTTCTCTTCATTTCTTCCTCACGTGCTGCTGCGGCTTCCGCATCCACCTGCTTCTGCTTCTCAATTGCCAGAAGCTCATTGTACTTTGATGGAAGAAGCTGCATGATGGAATCTTTCTGACCTTGTACGTCAAACTCGTACTGCTGCATCATCGCATACCCCTTGTCGATTGCTTTCTTCTGAATGGCCTTGACTTCTTCCATGCCAAGGGAAGACGGAAGCATTACTCCGAATGTGTATCCGGAAATTTCCTTTACAGGAAACTTGCAGTCGAAAGAATCAATCTGTGCGGAAACTTCGTCAAAATTCAAGTAGGTAAGTGAGGAATTGAGCGATATAAGACGGTTAATAGCCTGATTGGTGCGCTGGTTGAAGAATCCGAATATTTCCTTCTCGCACGCTTCAAGATATGAAGTCTTGTCCCTCTCAATCTGGGCCATCCTTTCGGCTTCCCTTCTTCTTCTTTCCTCTTCCTCGTATTTCTTTCTTGCGTACTGGTCACGCAGCTTCTGTGCCTTGTTGGCCGGTGTTCCGGCAACCTTCGGATCTATCATCGTTTCAAGTTGGGTGAATCCGGAACGTATCTGATCGAATAGCTGTGTTACAGGTTTTCGTCTGTCATTCATTGCAGTAATCGTAACCCTTGATTTCTTGATATAGTCCTCAAGTTGTTTGTCTATATCATCATTCATACCGCCTTCTGCAATTGACAGAAGTTTTTTACCGTATTCCACGCACGCCTGGCAGGAAACCTGATTCCTTTCTATAGCGTCAGGTGCGATTCTTGCAACTTCTACTATATCATTCTGCTGCTTGATAATTTGATTTTCCATATAGATTTATTTTTTTTGTTACACATTAGAAAGGGCTGTCAGGATTCGATGAATTGTCAATCGTAACCCCCTTAGCCATATCGTTTACCGGAGGGCCGAAAGGACGTTCATTATCTGATGGTACTGAATCTGTCTGAACTCCGTATATATCTTCCGTCTTTTCAGGTTCCGGATCCTCAGACTGCAATACCGTGCTCTTTCCGACCTTAATCTTTGGATAAGTCTTGAAAGCGTGCTTGATTGTCTTGGCAATCAGGAAACCGGTATCTATACTTCCGTCATTCGAAGTGTAAAGCTCATTAGCCTTGCATTCGTATCTCCTTTCCCTCTCATTCCATTTTTTGTTTGCTTTGGAAGAGTAACCCTTAAGACGTTCAATCTCTTCTTCAAGGAGCCAGGAATAATCTACGGAACGGTCACTACGTACTATGCGGATGAAGCATCCTATTACCTGATGACCCTTGTGAGGAAGGTTGCACTTGTACTCAACGCTTTTCTTCTCTCCGCTGACCGAACAAGAAAATTCGTCATTGTCATATACAACGATCGGATTGTCAGCATATAGAATCTGACCGGCAGACGCGCGTATGACAAGTTCACCGTAACCGGAAATCTTCAGGGTGCATCGTGTCTCGTAGACGTCCTTACCGTCAGAACCCTTTCCGATATTCACATTTCGCGGAATCAGGTATGCAGTTGCCTGTGCTACGGGTTCTACTGACAGATTATACACAGACAAGTCGATGATGCTGGTATAAATCGAAAATGCCGTGCACTTTTTAAGGTAGATGCTTTCTGAGATAATCTTCTGAAAGTTCTGTCTTTCCCGTTCGAAGAAAGCTTCACCACCTTCTCCGTGCATCAGGTTGTACACCTCTACGACTTTTTCCATTACCGCTTCGCAATCCAGAATGTTCTCTGCATTGTACTTCTGGAATTCACTTAATTTCAATGCTACGTTACTCATTTGATTTAATTTTTTGGTTTAGATAGTTCCTTAACTGGTTTTGCTGTGATTCGTCAAGAATCAGAATCTTTTCATTGAGGTAGGAATTATTTTCCTCCGGTCTCTGAACAATTACAAGATCTCCTTTTGAGGAGCTTCCGAAAAGCAGAATTGTTTTTTCTTTTTCTTCCATAAGACTGAATTTTGGTTATAAAAAAAGCCTGTCAGGTAAATCCTGACAAGCTGAAATTTCTAAGGGGAATATAAAGGGGATAATAATATACACTCATATATATTATATATCATTATCTGTAGCAATTGCTAGCATTTGCTACGTTTGCTAAAACTATTTCTTAACTTAGTGTAAATCAGATGATTATTTTAATTTTAATCTGACTTGTCTTATTCAAACTTTAATAGAATTCTATCAATTGAAAGCAACTTCTAGCAAATCTGGCAAATGCTAGCAAATGGTAGCAATTGCTAGCATTTGCTAAGTATTTTTGGCGAAAGTGTACAGCAAACCCATTTAGCGGACGCATTAAAAAAATAATCCGCTATTGATTTCTCTTTGTCATTTTTTTTATTAACGCGTATTTACTAGCTCGCAGACACTGTCTTTTGCCGTCATCTTGCGGGACGTCTTGCGGGACGTCTTGCACGGTGTGTTTGCCATCTTTTCCACGGTGCACACTGCTTGCGCAGCCGCCGCCTGACATACTCAGACACGCATCAACCGTAACGCATTCCCAACGCATTCCCAACGCATACGACAATCAAGTGCCCTGGCGTATTCATACGCAATTCATAAAAAAATGCTTTCGATGTGGCTGATATAGGACTCGAACCCATTCACCTTTCGGTGGACCCCTTCGGAAAATCAGCCTACCTCCGCTTCCTTGGATTGGCTACGCTTATAGGGTGTACGGCTCCCTTGGTTTAGTTTTTAATAATAAAAAAGCTTTAGAAAGCCCGAAGAGAATCGAACTCTTATCTACGGAAAAACCGTTATTCTACCATTGAAATACAGGCTCTGCCGATAGTTGTGTTACCAATAAACATAAAACGGAATTAATTATTCTCACGAACGTGGACCGTCACGGGCTTGAACCGTGGACCTTCAGATTATGAGTCTGCTGCTCTGACCGACTGAGCTAACGGTCCGGTATTGAAATACATTCAGGCCTTCACAGGAGTGAATGTATTTATCAAACCAAAACTAAATCTAATATGAAAAACACTCATACTATGGACAAAATCTGTCCCCTTCGAAGGCTTAAACCTGTCACGGATTTCTCCGGTGGAATCTTACCACAAGGGGTGCCGCAAGCGTTACCTTGTCTTTAAGGGACATACCCAGCCATTTTTTTATAATCTAAAGCAAATTGGACTTGTTAATGTACCAAAAAGCCCGGATGCCATTACCGCGTTTCCGCTAAGCAACATTTCTTTATTGGTACACATTTTTATTTTAAGAATGTCAAAGACCGTTTTTTTATAGTCACCGGTCCGGGAATCGAACCCGGATCTGAAGTTTAGGAAACTTCCGTTCTATCCGTTGAACTAACAGGCGTCTGTTCTTGGCCGTCCTGCTCTTGCACGTTCTATTGATGCGTGCTTAAGAACGTCCCATGCGTTGCAGAATAGCTTGGCATTCTGCTTTTCGCTCTTCTTGCTGTATCTTATCTTGCCTGAATCAAGAAGCATCGAAAGCCTTTTCATTCCTCCTACAATGGATGCGGATTCGCGAAGGCCGAAAGTCTTGTCATTCATGGCAAGGAATATTGCTGTCTCATTGAGCATCGTAAAATGATTTATTGTTAAGGTATTCTCTGGCAATCTCCGCGTTTCCGGCATCATGGCCGATTTTGCAGCGTATTGATTCAAGTGCGCTGTCGCTGATTCCTTCTACTATCTCGGATGAATAGTCCTTGTGGTTGGACAGGATAAATACTGATAATGCCGCTACAACCAGTATCAGGCATGATTTAGAAATTCTGTTCATCATATTATTCAGTTTTTAATGGTATTGCAGTGATGGTTATCTTAGATTCCTTTCTGTTCAGGGATACTTTGTATTTCATTACACGTGGGTTTACTCTCCTGAATGAACATTCGTATGCAAGATTCTTTGCAGACAGACATTTGTTCGGAGGAAGCGTCCAGGTCATTGATGTGCCAGGCTCTATTTTTTTAATATCTTCTACTGTTACTCTATCCATTTTTTTATAGTTTACTAATGCAAACAGAAAAGAAATTGCTATCTTTGTATTAAGAGATTGTGTAAGTGTCTACTATGTAGCCGCTTCTTTTTTATTTGCATCTTGTTACCTACCTACTTTCTTACTTGGTGCAAATGTATAGAAATCTATTCAATAAACAATAAAATGAATAGTGAAATATTCATTATTAACATTTATTATCTATGAACGTAAAAAGTAGACTTCTCGAATTTGTCGCTTATACTAAGATTAGTAGAAGGAAATTTCAGGAAAGTATAGGAGTTTCAAACTCATACATACAAAATATAAGCGAAGGAATAGGTGCTGATGTTTTGAATAGAATTTCTATTCAATACCCTAATCTAAATACATCGTGGCTTTTGACAGGAGAAGGAGAAATGATTAAAAACAGAGAAATGGAATCTTCTTCTATTGATGAAAGAAATAAGAAAACTCGCCCACGTATACCATACGATGCAGCTGCCGGAACTTTGACCGAGACAATAGAAGGAGTAACAGAATATCAGTGTGAAGAAGTCCCGGTTATCAGTGCTTTTCCTCATTATGACTTTACGATTAGAGTAGTAGGAAGAAGCATGGAGCCTGAATACTTTGCCGGTGATGAAGTGGCTTGCCTTAAAGTAAATGAAAAGCGGTTCCTTCAATGGGGTAGGGTGCACGTGCTTGACACAACACAGGGAGTAGTAATTAAGAGAATATACGACAATGGAGACTGCATAACATGCCGTTCGTACAATCCGGAGTTTCCAGACTTCTCAATACCAAAAGAGGATATTCGTTCTTATAATTTAGTTGTCGGTAGTTTAAGGTTATAATTTAAAATAAAATATCATGTATATAGGAATATCAATAATTGTTGCAATAGCAATTTTTATTTTTATTAGGTCATTCATTAAATCTTTAAAGAATCCTGATGTCATAAATGCGAGCAATCTTAGAATGTCTGTCAATAATTACCGTAAATACAAGGAATGGTTTGACAAACATCAGGAATTGATGGATAAATACGGTACAGATTCTAAGCAAGCGTATGAATATTTTAATTCCTTCTTTCAACAAATCAAAAACAAGAACGAATGGAAAAAGTATCAAGATTTTAGGTTTGAGGAAACACGTAAAAAAAGAATGGACGCTTTAAAGAATTTGGGAAAATGAGGTCAATAATATATTACATAATACTTTTCGTTTTGATGTTTATTTCCGCTGCATTGATGGCTACTATAACAACATTTTTTTCATTTGGTAGGATTTCAATATTTATTGCTGCTGGTGCCGGTTATTCTGTATTTTATTACAGGAAGTTCTTATTTAACATGTTTGACAAAATATCAAAAAGATAAATTACTAAAAAAGTACCTTTCCAAAAACAGAAAAACAATCATAACTAATTAATACACAAAAAGTTAAACGGTGTCCGATTAATACATTCGTAATGAGTAAGTCGCGGGTTCGAGTCCCGCTTTCGGCTCCGACTTAAAACCGCTTATTCCATGGTGAATTAAGCGGTTTTTCTGTTTTCTATACTCATATTAAACACCCAGTACTATATTGGCGTCAATATTCAATTTCTGGCTGATTTCGCGGGCTACTTTCAAGGTCGGTTCACATTTACCGGAAATATAATCACTCAAGCGTGAAGGACTGACTCCGATTAATTTTGCTAAAGATTTCTGATTAAGTCCCATCTCATACATACGAAGTTTGAGGACATCAACCAGCGTTGGTTCTCCCAGTGCGAAATGCTCCTCAGAATAATCTGCAACGAGATTAGAAAGTAATTCTAACTCTATACTGTGAGGATTATCCAGAGGGGTTTCATCTGTAACCAGTGGAAGTAATTCCTCAACTCTTTTTACTGCCCAATCGTATTGAGCTTTTGTTTCTATCTTTGTCATGGCTCTTGGTTGATCGGTAATTGCCGATTCTGTTTAATTATAAAACTGAACAATCAGCTATCTTATCATACTCGGCATGAGTGCCTATAAAACGAATATAAACGAACTTTATAGTGAATTTTATCACTACAATCAGTCTGTAGCTATTGCCTTTGATATTGAATACATAATGTTGATTACCTATATTATCTACGCTATTAAAGGTCTTTTTTACGTCTGCAAAGCAAGTCCATTCGCTTCTTTTAACTATGGTTGTCCATTCTTGCAAAGCTACTTTTGCATCAGGATGCGCTTCTGCATATTCTTTTATAGCTTGTTCTGTAAATATTCTCATTAGATTCACTCGATTGTCATGTGGCAAAGATAAGAATAAAATTCTGATTTGTAAAATAAAATTCTATTATTTGGAATGTAGTGTACTAAATAAATTGTGTCAACTTATTTAGTACACTACAGGTTGAAAAGCCTACAGTTTCTGGTCCGAAATAAGCCGGGCGATACGTGTCTTGCTCTGCGCTCCTTTGGTAAGTAGGTACACATGCTTGTAGGCATCGCGGTTCAGTTCGGTAGGCGAACCATTGATGAGGATAATGTTCCGGTCGTTGGCAAACTTCAGGATACCGTTCACATTGTTTGGGTGGAGCTTACCGATTTCGTCCATC